GGGTTCGTCCATAAAAGCTAGTGCCAGAGGTGTGGGTTCCATAGTGTATCGGACGGCAGTACCGTCGTTCTCGAGAGCCTCTGCAGCGTGATATCCCAACTTTTTCCAGAAATCCCAGTCTTTGGTCTCCTTGATGTCTGCGTATATGACCAGGTCTTTCTTCTGCCTCGATATAGACACAACGAATTGTCCCGAAGCACTAGACAGAGCCTTGTCGTACTTGCTCAAGATCAGCCTGGCTACCTCGCAGGTTTTCCCTTGGACCGAAGACACACTCTTTGCTCCTGGGCAGAACTCCTCGGCGTTGTCTGAGAAACGGATGGTCATCACATCACCGTCGGGCGTGGGATCGTTAGCCAGCTCGCCAATATCTTTGATGATCGGTAATCTGTCGATACTAGCGGACGTGATCATATTGTAGTCGGGAACCTCCTTGTTGAGCCTGGATACGATGTACCTGCTATCGGTGCGAAAGTTGACGTGAAGAGAGTGTCGCGACACCGAATCGAGATCGAAGATAGAACCAATGTATTCGCCGTGCTCGGGGAGTATCCTATTCTGAGCTGTGTCTCCGACTACGTACACGATGTCGACCTTGTACCTTGCGATCATGTACCTTAGGATCCGCCCGTCAAAGATGGAGAACTCGTCAACGAACAAGATTTTCTTCGACCCGGCCTTCATGAACTTGTGGGGAGTCTTGACCTCAGTACGGGGGTAGTCGACCAACAACTCGATTAACGGAACCGCGATAGTGGCAATGTCCATTCCGGGATACAACGCTCTAATCAGGTAGCTTTTTCCGACCCCAGGACCTCCGCGAATGTACTCGACGCGCACCTGTTGTTGGTGGTCTGCGATCAGCATACTCTTAGCAGCCTCCGTAAGAGCCTCGAAAAGACCGCCGGAAGCCGTATTGGATTGCCCGAGTAAATCGACCTTTAGGCGCAGACACTCATCTTCGGAGAAGGATACATCGTAAGAGCTCTTGACCCTGAATTGGCAGCATACCTTCTGTTTACCCAACTTGCCAGACAAAGTCTTGCAGACCGGACACGGTGTAGCAGCCTCGGAGAACATATCGGCGTCCAAGAAAATGCTGCGTATGGCCTTGGGAGTGTAACCGAACCGGTAAGGCAAAGAAGGGGTCAGGTCGGACAAGTCTCTCCTCCAAGAACGACGGATGACCAAGAAATCGTACAAACGCTCGGCAGACACAGGTGTGAACAGATACTCAGCCGCCAAAGCAAAAGGACCGAACAATGACCGGACAAACCCTGGAATGGGGGCCATTCGACTCTCCAGAATTTTCTCTCCAGACTCGAAATTTTCGATGACAGCAAGTTGGTCGCGCAGTTGAACCACGCAATGCATCAAAGCTGCACCGCAAAGGTCCGGGATCAAGTCCTGATCGAAATCAGCCCAGCGCATGGCCTCAACACCTTTCACCAAAGATATCCCTTCAAAAGCCCTCCTGGTGTAAGAAAGCATATTGGTCAAGGACTGACTCTTGATGTCCAACGTCAAGAAAAAAGAGATGAGTTTGTCGAACTGGTCCTCCGGGAAATCGAATCTCTTTGCCCTGGTGTAGTCCACGACTTTCTTGCCCTTGAGAGTTGTGTATTGCAGCGAACTGGGGCGAAGTACAGAAACCGTGCGTCTGTGGTGGGGGACCTCCGAGATGTAAGATTGTACCAAACCTTTCGGGACCTTGTGCATCTCTA